CCGTCTTAAACTCTTTTTCCCGTGATGTTATCCAAATCTATTAACCCTTCGTGTAATTCCATATGACAATTACAACATAAAATTATACATTTTTTAACTTCTTCAAAAATATCTTTTTTGCTACCCCTCGAACCAGATAATCTTATTTTTTTATCTTTAAGATGATGAAAACTTAATGCTCTTGATGTTTTGTTATAACCACATACCATACAACCAGATCTTAATTTAATATCTTTTAACTTACCCGAAACCTCATTAAAATATTTCATATGAGCTTTATTTACTAATAAACGCTCATTTTCTTTTGAACACATCTCGCTACAACATAAATGATTATATTTAGCATTAAATTCTTTACCGCAAATCTTACATTTTTTAATCATTTATCGCGACAGTCAGTCCTCTCTTTTATACTCACCCAGGCTTGACCAAAACTTAAGTTTATGCCCTTCTGGGATTTTTTATTCACTTTTTATTTTTAAGCGGTAAATTCCCTCAACGCGTTTTTTCCACTTTGCGCTGTCAACACGCTCAATCACCGTATTTATAGTCTTCTCGCAATGCAAGAATCTTTTTTTATCTATCATAATTCCCAAATGGGTTTCCGTATCTCCAAATCTAAAAAGGACAATATCCAAAGCTTGCGGTTTATCAACAGTTTCCCAATTATGTTTTTGGCTCAAAATAATATCACGGATTACTCGGCGTGATGCTTTTGTATTCCCAGCGTCGACATACTCATCGACAAAACTCGGTAACTCTATCCCCAGAATATCACGATATGCCACATACCCAGGCCCGAAACAGTCCCAGCCGGAATAATCGCGCCCTTTAGCAACAAACTTCACACGCAGAGCCTTATCAATAAATTCTTTGAGCGTCATCATAGTATAGCCCTGAATATAGACGGGGAAAACTTCACCGCCGGGTATTCTTCTCGCGTTAAATCCTCAAACTCTAAATCTCCCGTTACTGTCAAAACATCATACTTGACATTGTTAAGCCGCAGACCAACGAACTGCGCCTCGACAATATCCGGGGTGTCTTGCCTGACAATCTGGATCGTAATCTCCGGAGGGGTTGTTATCGATCTGATCGCAAGACCGATTTCGCGCGACACGTTACTTATCGTCAAACTCGCGGAAGGTTGCGAATCCTCCTTGGAATCCGGGAGACGGATCTCAAAAGGGAAAGCGATATACTCATCGCCGTTGGATACAACATCCTCTTTATTGTTGACAACCCGTATATCGTCGTCAAGACTGGCGTGGCTTATCGTTAAAAGGATAAGCGGCAAGTCGCTCTCGTTAGAAAAGCAATCTTGTTTAAGTTCCTCGGATATTGGCATTATGGCTGTATTTGGAGTTCCAACGACGCTTGATATAAACGATCGGCTACCGCGCCGGTCTTTATACACGACCAAACAGGCTTGCTCTTAAATCTGATCTCGACTGTTTCTTCCGTCCAGGGATGAATCCAATTAAAAGACAAAGACCCTTGCGCGAGTGTTGTCCTAAAAAAAGTGTCGAAAATAGTTTTCTGCGCGGCGGTAAGAATAATTGTCCCCTTGACCGTCTGCGTGATCGCCGTGAATCTGTTACGCATAGACGCTGGGCCAGCGTCCATATCGGAAATCGCACGGCTCTCATCGTCTTGGACGGTAGCGTCGGAAAGCAATCGTTGCGGGAGCGTAGCGGGCCAAGTGTCCATATTTTTACCTCGTGTTTAATGATTGGCTAAGTCCAAACGTGTTTTTTAAAGCCTTGTATGTCTTACTGCTCGACTTACCTACGGAACCGGCGACTGCCTCGTCAATCATAATGTTAATTTGTTCCCTGTCGCCTACTGCCTGACTGCTCTGGCTAACAGACGACCCCTCCGGGGCGTAGATGTTAATCTCCACCCCGCCGCCATTACCACCAGACTTGACCCCTAAGTCCCCGTTGCCGTCACGGAAAAGAGGCATGATAGCTTCATCCCCGGCTTCCCCGGCCAATCCTGTCCTACCATTGGACATAGGGAATAGCGTCGGACGAGTAATAAGCCCCCCATCAGCAAAAGCCATCGGGAAGCCGTTAGAAAAAACATTCCCGTGCGCCGATGCGAAAAGATTGTTCAATCCCGTAGATAGAGCATTGCCTAACGGAGCGGTTACAGTTGTCCGTATAATTATGCGTTCGATATCTTCCAGCAACGACGATAAAACATCGCTAAATTCTTCTCCGTCGATGATTGCATCCTCAAACGCCGACTGAAAAGAATATCCTAAGTCCTTAGACGCATCTCTCAACTTGTTGGTCTTTTGCGTGCTTTCAGTAAGGGTATCCCTGGCTTTTTTAATAGCCCGTTCGTAGGTCTCCTGGTTTATCGCTCCGGCAGAAAGAAGATTATTATATTTTTCCAACTCATCGTTGTATATTTCCTGTGCCGTGCGGAGACTGTCAGTGAGTTTTACGCCCTCTTCCTCAAGTTTCTTTTTTTTATCTGCGGCTTCTGCCGCCTGCTCAAAAGCCGCAATTTGACTGCCGGTAGTTTCTGTCAACTCTTTGCTTTTTTCGTTATTCCTGTCGAGCAACTCCAGATATACCCCATAGGGATCCGTCGTCGCTTTGATGGCCAAGATCAGTTTGTCAAAAAAATCAATGCTTTTTATTCCCAGGCCTTTAATCACTTCTGTCTGTTTTTTGACCCACTTGTCAAATCTGTCGGCGCTCTTGGCTGTTTCTTCCTCCACCAGAACACCCAACCGTTTCGCTTCTTCTCCGAAAGCGACAATCCCGTCCTTACCGGAGTTTAGGAGCGGGACAATATCCGCCCCGGACTTCCCGAATATTTCTATTGCCGCGGATGATTTTCCCACACCGTCGGGCATTTTCTCAAAAGCTTCGGCGACGTCAACAAAAATATCATATCCGCTTCTCATCCTGCCGGATGAATCTTTAATCTGGACTCCCAAAACCTGAAACGCTTCTGAATTTTTATACGCCGAAACATACATCCGCTTAATAGTGGACTCAAGGTTCCCCACTTCCACGTCGGACATCTTGGCGGCATAGGCAAGAGTAGACATCTGCTTTGATGTCATCCCCAGACGATCAGCCATATCGCCGATAGAATCGGCAAATTCAAGCGCGTTTTTTGTATTGGCGATGAGTGCGGTAGCAACTGCGGCGAGAGAAAGTTTTGCTTTTATCCCAAAACTGTTCAACGACTTTTCGGCTTTATACGAAGCCTTCTCCATTGCGGAGGTGAACTGCGCGGTATCTGCGCTTAATAAAACATTCAGGCTTCCAAGAGAACCCAACAACCCCATCTTATCGGCCTTTCTTTTTTATTCTCGTCGAGAACATTCTTGTTAATGTAGCTTTTGGGTCAGGTTGTTCTTCTTTGGCTTTAAGATTATAATACGCAACCCACTCGGTGATCTCAGAACTCGATATTTCAGACAGTAAGCTTTTGACTGTCTTTCCCAAACGTTCAGCAAGAAGAAAATAAAATCTTCTTTCCGAGTGCGCCTTTAGTTTTTTTTTGCCTTCTCCACGTCTCCCACGCCGAGACCATTGAGTTCCATAGCGGCGGAACAGACTTTTTCCAAAGAAGCAGAAGATAGCCTGCCGATAAATGGGATGTCTTCGTTGGTAAATATCCTCTCCCCTTTTTCGTCTACGACTGTAAAAGCCACCAACTTGGCGCGGGGAGAGAGAAGATTTCCAGAAGAGTCTTTTTCTCTTAAAGTTTGCTCCCAAGCGTCCCTCATTGTTCCGGACATTTCGGAGACAAAAACATCTCCGCCCCACTCGTCTACGGTAACGCTTTTTTTCTTTAACTCTGTCTTTGCGAGTATTTCTTCGCGCTTCAACATTTTGCTCTCTCCGGTTCATCCCCACACGCGTGGGGGGCTTGACTTAACTCTCGACGATATCTCCCGTAATGTCTAACGTAATTGATCCCTTGACAACTCCATCCACCGCCCCGGAGATAGAAAACCCGGTTACAATGGCGCTAAACGTCCACGTTGTTGATCCTGTGTCGGTAAAAACCAACTGCATACCGACAACAGTCCCGTTTTCTTTGGCCGTGCGGAGAGCCGCCTGTTGAGTATTCGACGGGACGAAATTGCATTCCATTGTCAACTGGCCATTGTCATTCAGCCCCGCGATTTTTTCTTTTGCCGTGCTGGACAGATCCGTTACATCAATGACGGAAACACTTCCGCCGGGGCCGGAGAAGGAGTTGATTTCGGCGATTGATGTATACGCGAGCGGGGAACCGGCGCCGAGCTTTAACAGCGTCCCTTGCGCTTTGATTGCGTTGCCACTCATACCGCACCTCCTGGTAAAATTGGTTGATTGCTTAACCATATACTACCACAACGGTTTTCCGGTGTCAATTTTATTCTGGGGCGCGTTAGGAGTGCCGCTTGATGAGCCGGGGATTATCGAGGCCCCGCAAAAATCCGCTTGACAAAACCGCCTGCCGTGGTAAAGTGATAAATAACTTAGGAGATTAAAAAATGACGATAAACAAAATCAGTTTTAAAAACCTAAATACCCGACGAGAAGACATCTCGACGGGATTTTTTATGCCTCCGGTGAGCGTCCGTCCTAAGCGGATAATCGTCATTGCTTGCCGGGGGCAGTATTTTTTATGGAGGGACGATGAAAATATCTTTATTAAAAAATCTCGTTGAGCAAACGGAGATTGCCAGTCGGCTGGGAATTAGCAACAAACAGTTTAAACGGATCGCGGAAGCCGCCGGTTTAGAATTTGTCCTAATTAACGACAGACGGCACTACGATTTCCCGGCAGTCCTCGCGGCGATCCAGCGCGGGAAAGAAGTGCATAGGGAGGTGCGATAATGCCACGGATAAGATACCTCAAGCCAGATTTTTTTAAAGATGAGGATTTGGCGGAACATCCATACTGGATACGGTTACTGTTTGCTGGACTTTGGGGGATAGCGGACAAAGACGGCAGGCTGGAAGACCGGATCAAGCGGATTAAAGCTGAGATTTTCCCCTATGATACCGTGGACATTGAGAAAGGGCTGGGAGAATTATCAAAAAATAAACAGTATGGAAATCAGCCTTTTATCCAGCGCTATGAAATTAATGGGGAAAAATTTATCCAGATAGTGAACTGGGGAAAACACCAGAAACCGCACCACACGGAAAAAGAAAGCGAAATCCCCCCTGCACCCCCCTTAAATACAATGGAAAAGGGAATGGGTAATGGGGAGTGTTCATCACGCGAGTACGACGTTAAGCAACGGTTAAATAACGGTGAGATAACGGTTAAAGATTCTAACACTAATAAAATCAAATACTTAGATTATGTTTATCTTACCAGTATAGAATATAAATCACTTGTGGATAAGTTTGGCGCATCTGATACGCAAGACAGGATTGCGCGCCTAAACGAATACGGACACCAATTCCCCAAGAAGTTTAAGGAGTATGGCAGTCATTACCATACGATACTGGCTTGGGCCAGGAAAGACCCGGTAGTTAAAGACCCTAAAAAACCCGATCCGCTTGCTATACGCGGCCAGGAGGTTTTAAATAAAGTAAAACAATGGGAAAAAGAGCAAAAACAGTAAGGAGATGGCTTGATGATTGATTTAAGGCTTGGCGATTGTTTGGAAGTTATGAAGGGGATACCGGATGGTTCGGTGGACGCAGTCATTACTGACCCGCCTTATGAACTGGGTTTTATGGGTAAGAGCTGGGATAATACAGGCATAGCTTATAAAATCGCTCTTTGGAAAGAAGTCTTGCGAGTCTTGAAGCCCGGTGGTCATCTGCTCTCCTTTGGCGGCTCACGGACTTATCATAGAATGGCTTGTGCCATAGAAGACGCAGGATTTGAGATTAGAGACCAGATTATGTGGGTCTATGGGTCGGGGTTTCCTAAGTCTTTGAATATCGGCAAGGCGGTGGATAAGTTG